AGATTGTAGCATTGACTGAACATAACGGGTTTTTGCTTATATTTGGTTTACATAGCATTGTTGTCTACGCAGGCGGTGATTCCGTAACTACTGTTGACTTTAGACTGTCGGACACTATTGAAGGTGTTGGTTGTATTGCTAGAGATTCCGTACAAGCAACAGGCAACGACATTCTGTTTCTATCCGATAGAGGCTTGATGAGCTTAGGTAGAATTATTCAGGAGAAGTCCTTACCGCTAAGAGATGTTAGTGCCAACGTACGTACTGATTTACTTAAATTAGTGAAGGAAGAGACATTACCGATACACTCTTTCTACAGCGCTTTTGATGCGTTCTATTTAATTACCTTACCTACAACAGGAACTACTTACTGCTTTGACGTTAGAACGCCTCTTGAGAACGGTTCCTTTAGAGCTACTACTTGGTCAGATATGAATCCTATCAGCTTTACTAACATAGCTGCTGACGGTTTCTACATCGGTTTAGAAGGTGGACTTGCTAAGTACGGTGGTTATTTGGATGGTGCTACTACTTACAAGATGTCTTACTTTAGCAATCCTATTGACTGGGGCAACACTTCAAACTTGAAATTCCTAAAGAAGTTTAACATTACAGTTATAGGCACCGCCAATAACTATACACTGAGTTGGAGTTACGACTACACTGAAAGCTACCAGAAACAGTTGTTTAGTTTTTCAACAGGCGTTCTAGCAGAATACGGGGAGAGTGAGTACAACACCTCAGCGGAATACTTAGGGGGTGTCTTTGTAAACAAAGGTTCAGTACATACCAACGGCTCAGGAGTATCAGTCAGTATTGGTGTTGAGAGTACAATTAACGGTAGTCCGTTTTCCATACAAACAATTGATATACACGCTCTATTAGGGAGAATGATTTAAATGGCCAACTATACACAAGATACAAACTTCGCAGCTAAGGATTCTCTTCCTTCAGGCGTTGACGCTAAAAAAGTAAAAGGCACTGAGATTTACAACGAGTTCGGCCGTGTTGCTACTGCCAGTGCGACTAAGGTTGACAAGACTGGCGCAACAATAACTGGTAATCTCGACTTCGGCGATGGCGTCTTCGCTCGTTTCGGTAACAACGCTAACTTAAGACTTAACTACGACGGCACTAATAGTCTTATTGAAGATACAGGCTCAGGCAATCTGTTAATCAGAGGAACTGCGCTAAAGTTACAAGCGTATTCTACAGGAGAAGACTACGTTACTTGTACTACTAACGGCTCAGTTGCTTTGTTTAATAATGGCGTACAGAAAGCAAATACTTTTGGGTTTGGTTTTCAGGTTGCAGGTCGTCTTGAAGTAGACACCCCCAGTACCTATGTTGACGAAACCGTGTTGTTTAAAAAGGACAATACAGTTTGTGGAGGTGTACGTACAACCGCAGGTCAGTTTCCATCCATAGCTATCGGTAGTGCTGATACTGGTATTATTTTTCAAAGTAGTTCTACTGCTGATTCTATACGTCCTTGGGATATTACTGGAAATCAAAACAGGTCAGGAGTAATTGACTTAGGAGCCTCTAATGCTTTTTGGGACGACATCTACGCAATCAACGGTACAATCAACACCTCTGACGCTACTGAAAAGCAGAGCATTGAAGAACTAACTGAAGCAGAGACTCGTGTAGCTCAGGCTTGTAAAGGCTTGATACGTAAGTTCAAGTGGAACTCAGCAGTAGAAAAGAAAGGTAGTGAAGCTCGTTATCACTTCGGTGTCATTGCTCAGGACTTGCAGGCTGCCTTTGCTGTCGAAGGTTTGGACGCAGGAGACTACGGTTTGTTTGTTAGCTCTACTTGGACTGACGACAACGGTGTAGAACAAACAAAACTTGGTGTACGTTACACTGAGTTACTATCGTTTATTATTGGAGGTACGTTCTAATGGGTGACCCAGTTGACACACGACCTACAGGAAACTTAGGTGGTTTATTATCAGGCGGGCTTGCTTATGTCGCAGGCGAAAAGGGGATTGAGACTGCGGAAGAACGAGGTGCAGAGGCTCTAGCCATTGGAGAACAAGCAGGAATTACAGCCGCAGGTATGGCTAAGTTTAAACCTTACACAGTTACAAGTAATTTAGCTGACGCGTTCACAGACGCAAAGGGTGGATTAGACTTACAGCTGTCTGCCGAAGAACTAGCACGACAGAACCAGTACTTAGGTCAAGCACAAGGCTTGTTTGGTGGTGTTGGACAGGACGTAGGCGCAGGCTCACAAGCTATCTATGAACAGATGAGAGCCGCACAACGACCTGAAGAAGAACGCGAACTTATGCGTATGCAGGAAGGTTTGTTCCGAGGCGGTCGTGGCGGGTTACAGAGCAATATGTTTGGTGGTGGTAATGCTGAGACATTTGGCTTTGAGCAAGCACGTCAGGAAGCTATGCTTAACGCTCAGATAGCGGCACGTAATCAGTTCGGTACTGAACAACAGAATATGCTTACACAGGCTCAAGGTTTACAGACAGCAGGTTATAACCCACAACGTCAGGCTCTTGATATGTTTGGTGCAGGCGGTACGTCCGCAGGTTTTGCCGATGCAGCTCGTAGAACAGGTGCTGACCTTTATTCTACTGGTGCAGGCCGAGGCATTGAAAGCTTAATGGAAGCTCAGAAGCAAGCCGGAGAACTTCGTCAGATTCAGATGCAAGGTATGTTAAACGCAGGTGAGTCTATTTGGGGCGACTTGAACTGGTCAGACTTATAAATTTAAGCAAACGTAGAGGAATTTAAAATGGCACAAGATTACGCAGGATTGCTTACTGGACTAGATACACGTCCTCCAAATCCCATGGCAGGGATGGACAGAGAAGGGCGCATGGCTTACCGTGCGCAAGGCTTTGCTGACACAATGGGCAGAGGGTTAGTTACATCGCTAGGTATGGACGCTCGTACTGACCAAGAAAGAACAAGAGACACTATCGGCTCTCTTAAGTTAAACACTACTGATAAATTACAGCAGGAAAGGAATGTAAAAATTGTACGTGAGGTTGACCCTGTAAGAGCGCAAAAGTTAGCTCAGATGTATGAAGCACAGAACTTAGCAGCGGATGAAAAGAAGCTAGGAATGGACACACAGCTTACACAACGTACAGGGTTTGCGGATTACTTGGAAAGAACTTACCCTGAGTTAGATTTAAGGGGTCTCGTTGAAGCAGGAACACTTACTCCTCAGAATCTAAAAGATTTCCTACCTGCATTACAGGATAAGGAAGAAAGATACTTGCCGTCAGGCGGTAGTGTTTTTGATACGCAAACTAGAGAATGGATAGCAGGCCCTGCTGCTAAAGGCAACCCTAAAGACGACATACTAACTGTCAGCGATAGGCTATTTAGTATATCTAAAAATGATTTCATAACTGACGCACCGACCGATGAAAGCAGGAAGACTGAGGAAATGGTTACTTGGGAATACATTAAATCAGCTAATGACGCTAAGGGCATTGAAACCCCCGACTTCTCAACGTGGCGTACAGATGAAGCAGATTACTCGAACAGGTCGCCCCAACGTAAGGTGTATGATGATTTATCTCGTGCTGCTGTGGGAACTGATAAAAAAATGCCCACTTATAATGACTGGTTTGAAGCGCAGAAGAAAGCTGACACAACAGTCGTTAAAACAACTAACGCAGACACAGGTGTAGAGACCTCTTACCTTATCAACAGCGGAACAGGCGACAGAATTGCTAATTTAGGAATTACTGGAATGCCTACGTTGAGTATTCAGAAGAACGACGATGGTACTTATCAGCTATTCAACAGCTTAACTGGTTCTTTGGGTGAACCCACGGAAACTGCCGCTTCTGCCGCTATTAAGCAGAAGAAGTTTTACAAGACTTACTCAGCTATTCAGGAACTTGACGCTACCATGGGTATCCTTGGTGAAGCTAAAGGACTGAGAGAAGGTCAAACTGCGGTAGGTTACGTTCTAAGTAAATCTATTGCAGGCACGGATGCAAGAGAACTCGCAAGTAAGGTTGACACTATCCAAGCCAATCTAGCTTTCGACGAGTTGGAGAAAATGCGTAAAAACTCTCCTACAGGTGGCGCATTAGGTCAGGTAACTGAAATGGAACTTAGATTACTTAAAAGTGCTGTTTCTGGACTTGACCCTGCATTAGGTGTTGAAGCGTTCAACGACCAAGTAGAGTTAATCAAACAAAGTTATGACAGGTTTAAGTTAGCACTCATTGGTGAAGGTGATTATCGTGTTGTAGACGGTGAGTATTTCATCAAAGCGCCTGACGGTGCTATTTACAATGTAGGAACAGTTGGAGGAGAACTATAGTGGCTACTACACAGTACGGACAGGTTGTTGACCCTGAAAAGTTGACGCAGTTGGGAGGCTTGTTTGATTCGGAGCCTACTACTGCTGACGTTACGCCTCCACGCCCACAACTAGATGCTAACCAAAAAGCAGTCAACTCTCAGGTAGGGGGTGTAGGTTTGACAGGCGGGAGAGTTACCGACGAAAACCTATTAGCCGAGTTGAACAAGTCTTTTGCAACAGAGATTAAAGGTGGTCGTCAGCAGATACTAAAGCGAGTTGATAAGCCAGAATCAGACAAACCTTCGTGGGCAGATTGGGTAGCACCTTCTCTGAGCATCAGTTCTTCCTTAGCGGCAGGTATTCCCGCTGCTAGGTATGGTGCGATGGCAGGCGCTCCTTTTCCTCCGTATGGGCCTGCTGTAGGTGCTACAGTGTTTGGTTTAGCGGCTACAATACCTCTGGTGTTTGGTAGCGAGTATGCGGGAAACGCTGTTGAGGACTTAGTGGAAGGTCGTGAGTTCAATCCTGACAGAGCTTTTCAAGAAGCAATGGATGCAGCACAAACTGATGCTATTATTCAGATAGCGTTGCCCGTTATAGGTACAGGCGCTAAGACAATATACACTGGCGGTAAGAAACTTCTGACAGGTAAGGCAGGTTTAACGGACGATGCTATTGAGGAAGTAGTCGATTTACAGGCCAGATTGAAGGATTATGACCCTTCTATGACATTGCTCCCTGCGTCAGCCAGTAGAGGTAAGAAAACCTATTCTACACAGATTGCTCGTGTTTCTCAGCTGTCTAAGAAAACTGTAGAGCGTTTGCTCACTGGTTACGACAAGTATATGGGCGCGCAGTTAAACGAGGTTATAACTAAGTTTAAAGGTGCTACGCCTTTTGAACAAGGGGAAGCGTTACAGACTTTTATACAGCAGTCAAAAATGGCTATTGATGACATTGTTGACCCTATATACAAGAATATAGACAAACTAGGTAAAGGTGTGATTGTTGACCCTGCACAGGCGGGCATGGACTTAGCCAAACAGTTCAAGAAAAAGCACAGAGGTAAGTCAGTTACCGACCCTGAGACTGGAAGAACTACTGTTCGGAGCGCATACCCTACAGCAGCCACGTCTTCAGCAGTTGCACGTTTACGTAACTTACCTTCTGACTTAAACTTCTATGAAGCACATAAAAGATTGTCTGAAGCTAAGAAACGTCTGTACAACGCTAACAAATCTACTACTAAGGATAGTGACCTTGTAGAGGTGTTGGGTGCTGAAGTTGATATGTACGCGAAGGTAATGAAAGAAGCGTCTGATACTTTAAGTCCTGCGTTACGTAAAGAGTACGAAGAGGTTACAAACTTCTACAGCAAGTCCAGAGACGTTGTTACATCTTCTTTTCTTGACAAGGCTGTTAAGGTACTCGACCCGTCACAGATAGGCGCTATGCTTACTAAGGACGGTTTAGAAGTACCAGTAAGTCAGATAAAAAACCTTAAAAAACTTGCTGCTGAGTTAAAATCTAAATTACCTAAAGGTTCGACTGTAAAAGGTTTAGATGATGACCCTCTATCAGGCATAAGGAAAGGCTATCTTGAGCAAATGTTTAAACTAGGAGGGGAAGGAGGACAAAGCAGTCTAGTTAAGTTCCAGAAAAAACTACAGGAACCTAAGTTTAAAGCTACGTTTGACGCTTTGTTTGAAGGAACTCCTATCCCTAAGAACATGGATAGAATGCTTAAAGATTTAGACATCTTAGAGAACGTAAATAAAGGAGGAGGAGGTTTGCAGCTATCCGTGGCGGGTGCTGAGTACGGTGTAGCTAAAGGTGCTAATCTTAATATCTTGGAAAGCATACGAGACTTAGTTCCTTCCTTTATGGCAAAAAGGAATATTAAGCAAAAGAATGTTGACAAAATGATTAATATGATTAAAGCAGCAACGGAAGCTGAGAGAAGAGGTGTTAAGTTATCGCCTAGTTATGCTATGGAGCTAAATAACCTACTAGGTGTCATTAAAGTAGGTCAAGGTTTAGGAGCAGCGTCAGGTACTATGGACTAAACCCAAGACGTAAAAAAGGGGGTCGCAATGACCCCCCAAGTTTACTACACTTTTACGTACCAATAAATGCTCATTTACTACACTTTTTACACCTTTGGTTTAACTTTGTGTCTGTTTAGGTAGTGTAGCGCCTTATATCAGCACTTTCTTAAACTATTTCACAAGCACCTCCGGTACACGCTAGTTCCTGTGAGCCGGTAGTGTTATCTTCCTGCTCAAAGTATTGCAGGTCATTCCAGTTAATATCTTTAGGCATTGATGCTAGTAGTTTATCATATTCCTCAGCACTGATGTCCTCATAAGGAGCTTGTTGATACGTATGTTCAC